GTGAACGGCCGGTCACCCCGGGGAGGGGGTCGCGCGCGCGGAGCGGCCGGGATGGCGAGCGGGTTCACCCATCTGGACTTTTTCTGCAATAAGCCCTGCTGGGGTCTGGCATTAGCCGGGCTAATAGGTTGGGCTGGTCTGTTGGGACTGCTTGACAGGGTTAGGCTGGCCCCCCTTAATAATCCCCTATCCCCCCTTTAGTCCCCCAAGGGGGAAAGGGTTCTTGTGGAGCGAATGTGAATGAGCGTAACGGGAAGCCTTGGGGGAATAGATTGACTAAGGTAACTTAACTAGGATTATGGCCGGAATATGGACTATTCAGAAGGGGACTTGATCCGGGTGACCGGGATTTCCAAGCAGCAGATGCGGGAGATTCGTAAGAAGTTGGAAGAGGGGGCGCATTGGTTTCGGAAGCCTAGCAAGGGGCCGAAGACGCTGTGGCCTGTTTTCTGGACGAGGATTGGGATCGATAACCTTTGCCTGATGGCTGGGGTGGACAACCCGGAGTTGGAGCAAGAGTTGGATGCCATTGAACCGCCGAAGCAAGTAGAGGGTATCGTCAAGGCCAAGTTTGCGAACCCTCGGATCATTGCCTGCGATATCGTGCGCGACAAGGGCTACGAGCGGGTGAATGTGTTGGTCAAGGACAGCCGGAATTTTGTGCTAGGGATGGTTGTACCCCTGCGATCTGACGGCAAGATGTGGATTGCGGCTAAACACCCCCGATTTGGAGGTCGCTGGTAATGGCTAAGAAGAAGTCCAAGAAGCCTAAGGCCAAGGTCATCAAGAAGGCCAAGATTGTCTCCGGGGGTATCTACTCGGATACCAAGTGCGAGAATGACGAGCAGGCCGAGGCGGCGCTGGTCTTTGCCGTCAGGTCGTTCAACAAGTACTTCAAGGAGGGTTTGATCGTAGCCAAGGTCAAGGACGATAAGTACAAGGTAGTCACTTTCGGCCCGGGGTCTCCCAAAGAGCATTTCAAGCCTGTGATGTGGCATTCCATCAAGGCCGCCTACGAAGCCTACAAGGAAGGCGTTAATGATGAAGAAATTTTTGATGGTTGACGGCCTTGGTAGCACAATGGCAGTGCGCCTGTTTTGTAAACAGGGGGTTGTCGGTTCGACTCCGTCCCAAGGCTCCATACTTGACAGAACTCTTATAACCTGTATAAAACTTACTTATGCCTGACATTAGCAGCCTATTTTCCCGTCTCTGGTCGTTCATCGACAAGGCACTTTCCGGCTCAAAGCCAGAAATCAAGGTGGTTATCAAGGCCAAGCCTAAGACTTCTTATAAGCCTTGCGCTACCAAGCGTAAGTTGACCAAGAAGAAGTGAAACTTAGCCCCCATCCAGTCCTCAAGATCCCCAGCCAAGAGGATCTTAAAAATCTGACCGAAAAGGTAGGTGCAGAGGAAGTCGCTCGGATCCTTCGGATCCGAGAAGAGAAGATCGTTGCTGAGAAGACTGACCCCTACCGCCACGGCTACGAACCATTTCACTGGAAGGAAGCGGACGCTTTTCTGAAGACTTATCAGGAGATTTGCGTACTTGGGGGCAATCGAGCGGGCAAGACCGAGTGGGCTGCCAAGCGGGTTGTCTCTACGATGGTCAATACGCCGAATGCGCGTGTCTGGTGTCTACACACGACATCCAAGTCGTCCATCGAGATGCAGCAGAATGTCATCTGGAAGTATTTGCCCCCGGAATACAAGTCCCTGAAGAAGGGGCGGGTCACGAACATCCAATATTCCCAGAAAAACGGCTTTTCGGACGGGACTTTCATCTTCCCTAACGGCAGCCAGTGCTATTTCCTGAATTATGCTCAAGAAAAGCGGGTTATCGAGGGTGGCGAGTGCGATGTCATCTGGTGCGATGAACTTGTGCCGCTGGACTGGATCGAAACGCTTAGGTATCGTATCGTTACCCGCCGAGGTAGGCTTATCACGACATTTACCCCCATTTCCGGGTACACGAATGTTGTCAAGGAGTACATTTCCGGCGCTAAGATACTGGAAAGCAGGCCAGCCCCCATCCTAGACCAGAATATTCAGCACGCGCCGGGCGTGCCTAACGGCCATATGCCCTTCCGGGCCAAATCGCGTGGTAAGGACGCTGGGGTGGTCTGGTTTCACTCCCAATTCAACCCGTACAACCCATTTGACGAACTTTGTAAGACCCTAGAGGGCAAGACGACCTACGAGAAGAAGATCCGAGCCTATGGTTGGGCTGAAAGCCTTGCCGGGGCGCAATTCCCACGATTTGGCGACCTTAACGAGATTGACCACGACAAAATCCCCGAACAAGGCACGAATTATATGGTTATTGACCCGGCAGGAGCCAGAAACTGGTTTATGCTGTGGCTTCGGGCTGTCGGACAGGGTGAAAAGACCCGCTGGTATGTTTATCGTGAGTGGCCGGACGCTACTTACGGGGAATGGGCGCTTCCGGACTCCAAAATGGACGGAAAGGCTGGCCCGGCTCAACGAGCAGGCGGCGGGCGAGGAATTAACGAGTACAAGGAGATTATCCGTGGCCTTGAGGGTGAGGAAGTGGTCGAGGATCGCTATATTGACCCTAGAGCCGGGGCTACACAGGCCGCTGGCAAGGAACACGGCACTTCCCTTATCGAACTGCTAGAAACCGACCCAGACCCGATGTTCTTCACTCCTGCACCCGGCCTACGCATCGAGGAGGGGGTGGCGCTCATCAATGACGCTCTGGCGCACGACCCTAGCCAGCCTTTGTCTCCAATCAACGAACCGAAACTGTATGTTTCCAAGCATTGCCAAAATCTCATCTATTCGTTGCGTGAATGGACTGGGGCTGACGGGGACAAGGGTGCTTCCAAAGACCCGGTTGACTGCCTGCGTTACCTGATGGTACTAAGTCCAGAGGAGTATGAAGAAAATCACTTCAAGTGCAAGGGGGGCGGCTCGTACTAAATGAAGCCAGAAGAATACCCTATGCTGCTTTCTAGATCGGCTGCGAAGAGAATGACAGGTATTGATGTCAGAGAATTGGACAAACTTCGCAAAACAGGTCAGATTCGGTGTTATACTACCCTAGGTGGACAGCATCGCTTCCACAAGTCATCCCTTTTGCAATATATCGACCAACACACACAAACTTATGGCAGACAAGAACAACAGCAAGGATAAACTGGCTTTTTACTCGGAAACACCGGATATCGGTGAACTCCGCAGCGAACTCCAGCGTTCCCTGTACAATGGCGGCAATGTCGCTCGCCTGAACTCTAACGATGACATTCGTCTCGCCCGCTGGGAAGGCCAGTCAGATGACGGCAAGAAACATAGCAGCAACCTTAACGAAGGCGATCAGGCTTTCCCGTTTGAAGGTGCTTCCGATGTCCGTTGTCGCTTGGTCGATAAGACCATCAACGAATTGGTCGTCATCCTTGTCTCTGCTTGGCAACTTGCTCGCCTGCGTGTCGGTGGCACTGAGGTGGGTGATGCCGCCCGCGCCTCCTCTATCCAGACGCTCGCCGACTGGGTCGTGAACAACAAGATGCGGGCTGATCTTCTCACTGAGGCTGAACTCCTAGGACAGTACACGCAGCAGTTTGGCTGGTCTGTCGCTCATATCGGGTGGGAACGCCGTCTTGGTGTTCGTGCCATCTCGATGACGCTGGCAGAACTTGAGCAGCGCGGTATGTCTGGTGACATTATTGCCGGAGAAGCCGTCAACAGCCTCAAGGCTACTGGCACTAGCGACTATAGCGTCAGCGCCCTGATGAGCCTGCTTGGCCTTAGCAAAGAGGACGCTGCCCGTGTCGCTGACGAACTGATGTCTGCTGGCGTTGCCACATTCAATCAGGAATACGCCGTTTCCAACGCTCCTGTTGTCGCCGCCCTCAAGCCGTTTGACGAAATCTGCTTCCCGCCCGAGACCCTCGACCTTCAGGATGCCCGCGTAATCTTCCGGCGCACCTTTATGACCGAGGTGGAACTGCGTGAGATGATCAAGACTTCCCAGTGGGACGAAGCCTTTGTCGAAGAAGCCTCCCAGACGACTGGTATGTCCGACTGGTACTCCGAACCTAACCTTGTTCCGGCCACGACAAATATCGGCAACACGCTTGAGCGCGCCGACAATCTGATTGAAATCGTCTACGCCTACACTCGTCAAATCAACGAGAACGGCGTTCCGTGCATCTACTACACTGTCTTCTGCCCTAACACCCGGGAGAAGTTGTTCGCCAAGCACGAAATGCTTGATTACGCCCACGGCCTGTATCCTTTCGTGGAATACCGCCGCGAGCGTCTGCGCCGTTCTATCGTGGAATGCCGTGGTGTCCCCGAACTGGCCTACACAGACCAGATGGAAATCAAGGCGCAGCGCGACTCTATCCGTGACCGCACGGCCTTTGAGACCCTGCCGCCCATCAAGGTCAAGAAGCGCCTCGGTACGCAGAATATCATCCAGCCGGGCGGCCTGCTTCCTGTCACCACCCCGGACGACTACACATTCCTGTCGCCCCCGTCTGGCAACCCTGCCCTTGCCTTCAACCTGATTGATCGGGTCGAGCAGAGCAATGCGGACTATTTCGGCCTATATCACCCGAATATCGTCCCGACCAAGACCCAGATGACCCAGCAGTTTATGGTCAACAACTGGCTGTCCTCTTGGAGCAAGATCTATAAGCAGGTCGTTTCCCTGTCGCTCCAGTATATGGATGGCGCTGAAATCGAGCGTGTCGTGGGTATGCCTATCGTTCTCCAGCCGCAGGAACTATCGGCTATGTACGACTTCAATGTCTCGTATAATGTGCGCGAACTTGACACGGACTATGTCCTTGAGAAACTGAAGGCAATCTCGTCCTTTGTCGTCCCGATGGACGCTGGTGGCGTGATTGACCGCAACAAGTTGACCGCCCGCTTTGTCGAGGCCATCAGCCCTGAAGCCGCCAAGGATATCCTGCTGGATCAGGCTTCTGCCTCCCAGAAGATGTACGCCGATGTCCAGACCGACATCGCCAAGATGATGGCTGGTATGGAGCCGCAATATGTCGAGAACGACCCTGCTGCCCAGTCCAAGTTGCAGTTCGTGCAGGATATCATCCAGAAGAACCCGAAGGCACAGGCTGCTGCCCAGCAGGACGAGCAGTTCCAGATGCTCTTCCAGAACTATACGAAAAACCTCCAGATGAGCATTTCCCAGCAGCAGAACAAGTCTATCGGCCGTATCGGGGTTACTCCAGTGTCCGATAAGATGGCTCAACAGGGTCAGCAGTCTCAGCAGCCCCAGCAGCCGGGATACTAATCTATGGCTAAATCCATCAATGACCATAAGCGGGTACTGTCTTTCGAGACCAATGAGGTCTTCGATGCGGTACTTGCTTTCCTTGACGCTAGTGTTGAGGCCGAGGTAGACCGGGCTATTTCTTACTCTACGGAAGGGGAAAAGCGGATCCACGCCTGTGGTCGCGCCGAGGCGCTCAAGGACTTCAAAGATTTGCTTCTCATCCAGCAACAGGAGTCCCGGGAAGGCAAGTACGGCTCTTGAGTTAGGACAGAAGTTGCCAAAAGTTACAAACAGGGGGTGACCCCATTGACGATGCTTGGTTTCTGAGGTTATTCCCCATACGCCTCTGGGAGCGCATCCCTGTTATGTCAGAAAACCCTAATGCCGAGATCGGAACGGCTCAAAACAACCCCGAGGTACAGTCAAACCAGCCCCAGTCCGGGTTGAATCAAGAATCACTTGCGGATCTTCTCCGCAATACCCTGTTCAGGGACGATGAGCAGGCTGGACAGTCCCAACCAGACAATGAGGGCGAAGTCCAAACGGAGGTCAAGGATACCATCGACAGTGAAGCGTCCCAGCAGGACGAAGTAACTGACACGGAACTCCCCCCGGCCGAGGATGGCGAAGACGAAGTTCCTTCACAGTCAGCGGAAGACAACGGAGAGAGCGATAACCTCTCCAAGGGCGTTCAGAAGCGAATCGACAAGTTGACGGCCAAGCGCAAGCAGGCTGAAGAAGAGGCCGAAAGGCTTCGCAGCGAGGTCGAATCTCTGAAGCAAGAAATCTCTGAAACCAAGGCTTCGGGGTCGGCGAACCAAACTAGCGTCACAGACGCATCAAATCCGTTTGCCAACCTTAATACGAAAGCCGATGTGGAGAAGGAGATCGAGCAAGCCCGGTGGCTAAGATACAAGTGTATGGAGAACCCTAACGGCTTCGTTATGGGGGATACCGAATATGGCCCTGAAGATGTCAGCAAGATGCTGGTCAATTCTACGAAGGCTATCGAAATTCACCTGCCCAAGCAGATGAACAAGATTAACGCCTACGATACGATCCGACCTATCGCAGAATCTGAATATCCGTGGTGGAAGACACCGCAGGCCAAGGAGTACCAGTTGGCGCAGCAAGTCATCAATAACTTCCCGCAGTTCAAGAATCATCCGGATTATATGCTCTTCGTGGGCGATTACATCCGTGGGTTTATGGCTCGGGAGTCGAAGACTACGATGCGTCAGGTTTCCAACAAAGCACCTGTACAGCCAGTTCGTCCTACCGCTGCTCCAGTAAAGACTAGCACTAAGACAGCCAGTGCCAAGAATGCTGAGAGTCGATTCGTCAAATCGAACAACGCTGAAGACCTCGCTAAGGTTCTGCTATCCAAAGGCTTCATTTAATCCCTACCTCCCTATACTACTATGGCCTCCCTACTTGAACGCAATATTGTCAACGCTGGTAAGCGCGAAGACCTCGCCAACCTCATCGCTATGGTCGATGCGAAGGACACCCCCTTCACCTCGATGGCGAAGAAGGCTTCCCAGCCCGGTAACACCATCTTCCGCTGGCAGGCTGACCGCCTCCCGGCTGCCGCCGCCCCGACCCCGGTTGTCGATGGCACGGATGTCGATCCGGCCTCTGGCACATCTAACTTCGTCAACGATGGCGGTACTCAGTACCGCGTCGAACTGTCGAACCGCATCCAGATCTTCCGCAAGGCTGTTCGCGTCTCGAAACTGACTCAGGATGTCGCCAACATCGCTGGTGTCCGTGACGAACTCGCCAACAATGTCTCCAAGGCGATCACGATGATCAAGCGCGATATGGAAGTCGCGATGTGCAGCAATCAGACCGCTCAGGTCGATAACGGCACAGTCGGCTACCGCACCCGTGGTCTCGACAAGTGGATCGTCGCCGCCGCCAACATCGACACTGTCGATCTCCCGGCTGCCGCCTCGGCCTTCTGCCCCTCCGCTGCTCAGATCTCGACTGTCGGCACTGCTGCCCTCACCGAGACTGTCGTTCAGGACATCCTGACTGGTATCTACAACCAGACAGGTCAGTTCAAGAACTATGACGCGATTGTCGGCCCGACCCTGAAGCGCGCCTTCACCAACCTCGTCTTCACCACGCCCTCCAGCGGTGGCACGAACACCCTCTCGGCCGTTCGCACCCTGAGCCGCGAGGCTGACGAGTCCTCGTACATCTCCTCCGTGGATGTGTTCCAAGGCGACTTCGGTCAGATCCGTCTGCACCCGAGCCTGTTCCTGAAGAACAACTTCTCCGGCTATATCATCCCGTTTGATATGGTCGAAGTTCGCTACGGCGGCAATGTCGCTGGTGTCACTGAACTGACGGACAATGGTGGCGGCCCTGCCCGTCTCATCGAAGCGGTTGCTGGCCTCTGCGTGTACAACCCGCTGGCCTTCGGTAAGTTCGACTTCACCGCCTAATAGCGGAATGTCGGACATCATCCAGTCGTTCGCTGATGTCATTCCCTCCCATCTCCGCAAGGAGGTGGAGAGGGAACTCATCGCAGGCTGGAAGGTGCAAGAGGCGGCCTCGTACCATCAGGCCAAGCAGTTTGCGGCCTTCAATCACGCAAACGCTGCTAAATCCATCGAGGGGGTAGGCGAGTTGAAGGCTCGTATCCCTCTTTCTGCTGTCCACTACTGGGGTCAACGCCTTGGTTACGATTGCTGGAATGACGAAACATTCGTCTCCGAGTTCATTCGTGACAACCCCGAGGTTGCCGTAAACAACCGCATCAAGCGCACGACTGTCAATGGTGCTATCTTCACCGCTGATGGTTATCTCACAAAATGAGAACCACCCATTTTTCGCCAGTCCTATACAACGCCCTTCAACTCTCCGGGCAGGACAGGCACAACATCACTTCGGAGACTTTTGCCCAGTTCCGAGACCTCATCTCCGAGCGTCTTCGGATGATCTGGGAGTCGCAGGAGTGGCCTGACACGACCCGTGTCGCCCAGTTGACAGTCACAGATGACGGCGCTGGCCGTGTGACTGCCGCCATCCCTGCCGATGCCGGGGAGATCCTGTACTGCTATGACTCTAATCCGCTGGTCACAAGCCGGACATCGCAGTTGGGTTTCCGTCTGTACGATAACGGTACGACCCAAGTCCTGAACTTCCTTTCTGACCCCGGTACTGTCTGGGCTGAGTACCGCATCAAGCGACCTGAATTGGTCGGAGACCTGTATGATGCTGCCGTAGCCTACTCGGTAGGCGCTCAGATGTACTTTGACAGCGGCTCCAATACTGGCACATATACCCCTGTTGCTGGTAAGCCCCACTACGGAAACTTTTACAACTGCCTTGAGGCCACCACGGCCGGGCAGACCCCTGCTACGCATCCGGCCAAGTGGCAGATCGTCAGCATCCCTTATCTGTTCGCCCCCTATGCCGCCCGTGGCGCGTACTCGGATTGGCTTCGTTCGGAACTTCAGGTGGAGGCCGCTCAGGTGGCCGAGGCCGAGGCCGAGCGTATTATGTCCGATACCGTTGACATCGTGTTGCGCCAGCAGCAGCAGGTGGGTAGAATCAATATGAACAACACTTACTAATCGATATGTCTAACATCTCCATCTCCTCCCCGTTTGTCCCGGCGTTTATCCACGCCGATGTCGCCCTTAGCACCACGGCCGCAGAAGTCCTCCCGGCTTCCGTTACCCCAGAGAAGCGCGTCAGCCTCATCATCCAGAATAAGGATGCCAGCATCGCCGCTGAAATCATCCTGAATGGCGCTGGATCTACCGGCCTCATTCTGGCTGCTGGCGCTACCCTCTCGCTGGACTCCTATAAGGGTGCTGTGCGAGCCAAGTCCGCTTCCGGCACACCGACCCTGCATATCGCCTACGCCGTCATCTAATGTCGGTTAGGTTTCAATTCGCTGGGGACAAGGACATCTCTGTCGGCAGGGCTGGCGGGGCTTCGTTGTTCTCGCTTCCGGGTGCGATCTCGTTCCCTGCCGCTGGGACAATCCTAAACACACTTTACGGACAAGAGTATCCTATCAGTGAAGGCGGTGGCAGTTTCTATTTTGGGACAACTGGTGGCTCTGTGTCTAACCAGATTTGCAGTGTTTATGAAAAGGCAGATGGCGTTGGTGGCAGTTACTATGATTGGGCTAGTGCCTTTGATGTTTCATTTAGGCCATATAGTCAGTCGTTTTATTCGGATAGCGGAAACTCGTATGTGACTATTAACACAACGAATTATACTAATGGTTCGTGGAGTAACGATTATTTCCACGATGGTGCTGGTTATTATTACTCTAGCGGAAGCAGTTCTTACAGTCCCTATGGTGACTCTATCACATCTGATTCAAACTCTGGAAGTAATTCCATCTCCACTCCAGTAGGTTCGTTTGCTTACGAAAGTTGGACAGGATACTCCTATTACCACGATGGATATGGAGGTTACTACTCCAATATGGATGGTTACTCTCAGGCATCTGACGGCACATTCATCGGTACAGACTCTGCTGGAGGTTCTAACCAAACTGAAGTGCCTAGCGGTAGCGGAAACTACTTCACTTACAGCAGTTGGACTTCCATTGACTACTATTTCCAACTTAGCGGAAACACATACTCATCTATCCAGCAGGGAACTTGGAGTGTCAACTACGGAGACTACATCACCAATGATGGCACTTACAACTACTACTGGGACGGCACAGGAGGATACTACTACTACTAAACTTTATGGCTACTGAAATCACAATTCCGAAGGGCTGGACTGCCTTCGTCAAGACAGACAAGGCTCTTGGCTACAAGGAGTTTGTTGGTGGCGGCAAGTACTTCGGTACTCTCACGCTGATTACCAAGCCCACCGAAGCCGAACTTAAGGCTGAACTCGAAAGACTCAAAATTTCCCTACCTAAATGATTACTATTATCCTCGCTACAGTCACCTTCCTTGGTGGCGTTTATGTCGGCGCTCGCTACTCCGAGAAACTGCTCGCCGTCTGGCACTCCATCACAGGTAAGTAATGCCGTCCCGGGAATACGCAGTCGATGGTGACGAGGGGTTCATCGGCTTGAACTCCCGGGATAACCCTGTCAACCTTGGTAAGAACTATGTCTCCAAGGCACAGAACATCCGTATGGATCGTGGGGTCGCCACTGTCCGTAAGGGTGCTGAACGACTGACGGCTGGCGCGCTCGTAGGCCAGACCATCTACGGGACTTGTGCTTTCACGACTACAACCGGGTCTGAACTGATCGTTCTGGTCGTTTCTGACGGCCTGTATACCTACAACCCGGATACTGAGGCGGTCTCAATTAAGGTCAACTTCCCGGCAGGTGAGACGATTGCCAACGGAGACGAGGTCGAACTGTATCAGGCTCAGGGTATCGGCTATGTCTACATCCTGCGAGGTGAAGGCAAGTCCGTGCTTCGATGGGATGGCAATACCACGATAGTCGTTCCGGGCGCAGGGACGCATAATAACTACCCCAACAGCCGACACGCCATCTACTACGGCAATCGGCATATCGTACAGACTGACCGCAATACCATCAAAGTCAGCCATTACCTTCAGGACGATCACTGGTCGGCCTTGGATGTCTTCACTATCAATGACGGCAGTAATGACAGCATAGTAGCCATCACGCCTTGGACGCTGAACGAGTTCGTCATCTTTATGCGGAATAGCATCTTCTACGCCGCTGCTGGCGTGGGTGCTAACGCGCTCAATGATCCTGCCACCGAGGACAACTCCTACATCAAATCGCTCGCCTCTGACATCGGCTGCGTTGCCAAGGGGTCTATCGTGCAGGCTGGCGGCGGTATCCTGTTCCTTTCGGACAACGGCGTATATATCTTGAACCCGGCTGGCGCTGGCAATGGGGCTGGCAACACCCCGGAAGGGATGCGACTCCTGACGATTGCCGAGCCGCTGTCTGCCCCGATCTCTGATGTCATCGCCCGCATCAACTTTAACGCAGTCGAGAATGCCGTAGCCACCTATTGGGAGAACCGCTATTATCTAGCCGTCCCTCTTGACGACAGCGAGGCTAACAACGCCGTCTTGGTCTACAACTTCATCAACAAGGCGTGGGAGTCCGTGGACACCTACCCGGTCAACGCCAGCATCGAGAATGACAAGGCTGCTACTACCAGCACGGCATCTTATTCCAGCGGTGCGTTTATTACTGTTCAAATCAACACTGCCACGCCTCACGGCGTAAACATCGGAGACAAGGTGAATATCTCATTCACTAGCAGTTTTGCCACCCCTTACGGACTTGATAAGAAGTACCCCAACGGAACATACACTGTTGAGCCTTCGTTCTTTAGCACTGTTACATTTAATATCAAGGTTCCGTATACTGATGACCTTGCGGTTCCGGGTGGATTCTATTTTGGGTCTAACTGCAAGATCGCCAAGGCCGGGACACTGGCCTTTATGGACTTTGTCGTAGCCAAGAAAGGTAAGCGCCGCCGTATGTTTATGGTCAATGACAAGCAGGGTGTATTCTTGCTTGAGGAACTTGACTGGGATGAGTTTGGCTTGGCTAGTGGAACACCGATACTCCCTCTTGATGGCACTGGATTTTATATCCCGGCTACCCTTAACCCGTTGGCCTTTAGCCCGATTAACATTGAGGGTGAACTACTTACAAGGGCATACTCTTTCCAGACGAACCGAGAAAAGCGGTTCTCCAGTTTCCAAGTGGATGCTGCGCTTCCTGCCGCAGGCGCTTTCGATATCTTTTTTGAGACCGTAAACCCGGACACATCGACAAACATCACGACCTACGGATCTCCCGTAGAGGAGGACTTCACCCTCCGTGTGCCTGCCCGTAAAACAGGGTACTACTCTCAGTTGCGTTTCAATACCAAGAACCTTCGTCCGTCCATCAGGTCGGTGACCGTAGAGGCCATCATCCCCGGACATATGACTCAAACCACCAAATAAATGGCCCAAATCCAATCCCCAGAAACCTACATCGATGGGCAACAGGTGACTGCGGCTCGTCTGAATAACCAGACGAACGGCGCTGTCCTGCTGCCCGGTGCTATCACAGACCAGACTGCCCTTGCCGCTGGCACTGTCGCCACGGGCGATGGCCTTATCGTCCACGATGCCTCCGCTTCGGCTATTCGTAAGATTACTGCTGGAGACCTCCTAGGCAGCGGTGTTCCTGTCACGACTGGTGCTATCACTGGTTCGACTGGCGCTGACCTAGTAATCACTCCCGCTGCCGGACAAAAGGTAGATGTGGCTGGCGACATCGAGGCCGAAGATGCCACGCTTACTGGTGGCCTTACAGTCACTGGCAATACGACCCTTGATGCCAGCCTTGATGTCAACGGACTCGCCGCCTTCAACACTACCTCTGCGGTAAAAATCCCCGTAGGCACGACAGGCCAACGCCCCGGCACTCCCGTGGCAGGCCAGATGCGTTATAACTCCACACTAGATCAGGCCGAAGTATATTCGGGTACTGAATGGAAGGCAGTGGGTGGTAGCCCTTTTGACGCTAGCGGAGGTGTGATTACGACTATTGATGGCTATAAGATCCACACTTATACTGTCTCTGGTACATTCACCCCTTCGCTTACCAAAGAGGGTAAGGTCGAAGTCCTTGTCGTTGGTGCTGGCGGTGCTGGCGCAAGCAATAACCCTCACGGCGGTGGTGGCGGTGGTGGCGCTGTTGTCACAGGCTTCCTTAGTATCGCCAAGGGTACTGCCCCTATCAGCGTAGTCGTTGGTTCTGGCTCTAGCGGAACTGGTGGTGCGTCCTACTTTAGTTCTTTCACTGCCAATGGTGGTCAACCCGGTAGCGGTTACACTGGAGGCACATCTGGCTCTGGTATCACTGGTGGTTCTGGCGATTTTACTGCTGCTGGCGGTGGTGCTGGCGCTCAAACAACTCAGGTTTTCAAGTGGACTAATGCTGGCGGCGTAGGCGGTCAAGGCTACGGATCGTCCATTAGTGGAACGCTTCGTGTGTATGGCGGCGGCGGCGGTGGCGGTGCTGGCAATAGCGCCTCTACTCTTTCTGCCCCCGGCATCTATGGCGGCGGTGGTCAGGGTGGCACTCCTACCGCTAACTCTGGCGGCGGTGGCAGTGGCTCCGCTCAAGGTGACCACGGCAATAGCCTTGGCGCTGACGGCATCGTAATCATCCGCTACCGAGTCTCCTGATGCTCCTGTCCGAACTAACCTCCTTCATTGATGCGAACCGCTACAAGGGTCGCAGGGAGGCGTTCGGCATTAAGGACACCAAGAACTACCTCCGCTGGGCGTTCCTGCACGACTACCTGTTCGTCTCCTATGACGAAGGGCGGGTCGCCGGGGTGGGGGTCGCCTACCCTATTGCTACCCCCTATACTGGGGACGAGTCAGTCCTTAACCCGGACTTCAAAGTCCAGCCCCAAGAGGAGGCTGGCAAAGAACTTTGCATTATGGACTGGTGTGCCGTTAACTCCACTGGGCGTATCAGCCTAATCTGGAAGTTCCGGCAACGCTACCCGAACTGGGAAAACCAGAAGAAATGGGCTATCCAATTCGACAAGGTAGTCGAAATCTCTAACAAATATATCAACCTAACCGAAGCACTATAATGGGAGGATCAGCAAGAACACCACAACCGAACCCTCAAGCAGACTACAACCAGTATCTGACTGAGGCTCGCAACGCACTTAAGGTGCAAAGTACGATTCTGCCCGAGCAGGCCGTGCTTGAGGAGCGCCTTGCCCCGACCCTCATTAATACCCGTATGGCTGGCCTCCGGGCCTCCTCTCAGGGTCTTCTTGGTCTGTATGGCGATCTGTACCAGCCCGCCCAGCAACTCCAGCAGCGGTACGCCACCGACCAGATGTCGATGCTGTCCGGCCTTGGCGCTCAGTCCAGTCAGGCTGCCCTAGCCTCCCTTGACCCCAATACCCGGGGTATCTTCAATACCTTCGGCCAGCAGGCTCTTTCCGACCTTCAGGCCGGGACATCCCTGAGCGCGGCCGAGACCACCCAAGCCCAGCAGGCTGCCCGTGCTGCTGGAGCCGCCCGTGGCGTTAACTTCAGCCGTCAGGGTGCTGACCTTGAGATCCTGAATACCTTCAATATGGGTCAGCGCCGCCTCCAGCAGCGTCAGGCCACGGCTCAGACAGCCTACCAGATGGGTGCAAACCAGCAGCAGGTTGGCCTTCAGGGCTTCCTTACCCCCGCCTTTGCCGCCTCCCAGCAGTATAGCCTCGCTGGCCTTGCTGGCAGCGCACAGGGCTTGTATGGCGATGTCGGCACTTCGCCGTTCCTTACCCCGGAATCCCAGTATATGGCTAACATCCGAGCCAACCGTATCCAGATGGAGACTGCGATCCAGTCTGCCAATGCCCAGCGTTCTGGTGCTATCATCGGCGGTGCTATTCAGGCGGTTGGCACATACGCTGGATACTCGGCTCTTGCCGCCTGTTGGGTCGCCCGCGAGGTTTACGGCGAAGACCGCGCCGAGTGGATGGTCTTCCGTCACTGGTTGTTCACAGAGGCTCCCGAATGGTTCCGCGACCTTTACCTTGAAGAGGGTGAGCGTTTCGCTAAGTTCATCTCGGACAAGCCCTTGCTCAAGTTCATCGTCAAGAAAGCGATGGACATCGTGGTCGAACCCCGCTTTAAACTCCTCAACGCCTAATGGCCTCCCCCTTCGCCAAGTATCAGTCCGAGCAGGTTCAGCAACTTGCTCCGGGCTTCGTAGAAGCATACGGAAATGCAGGCCGATCTATCGGCCAAGGTCTTGCCAGCGCCGCCGAGTCTATTGGCAAGGGTATGATGGGTGCTGAAGAGAAGCGCAAGAACGAAATCGCTACCCGCGCTAAACTCGCCCCGTACATCCGTAACGATGATCGCATCACCGCTACGGAAGGGATGATCAAGTCCGGCCTTCTGACCAAGGCCGATGACGGCACTGTAGTTGTTTCGGCAAAATGGGATAAGTACGCCGACAAGAAGGGTCTCGCGAAGTATATCGACTTCTACAATCAGACGGGCGGTGACGGCAGCAAGTTGTCTGGCGATGCCCTGATTGACTTTGCTAACCGCTTTGAAGGTGAGCAGAAGTTCATCGCCGAGAAGGCTGCTAGTGAAACCGCAAGAATTGAGCGAGAGGTCAAGCAGGCTACAATTGCCAAACTGAGAGCCGAAGCGGCTGCTAAGGCCGCCGAGACTGGCCTTATTGAGCCGCTTATGAGGGAATTTATGGGTGGCTCTGAAGCGCCGACCTCTCCTACGGCTGGTATCAATATTTCTCCGTATCTTGTTAGCGGAGGTGGCACTGGAACTACCAATGTCAGTCCGTCTGTAACGACTGTAGATAATACTGTCCCGGGTGTCGCCGCTCCTGCTGCCGCACCTGCTGCCGCTCCCGCCGCTCCTGCCGAGCCTGCTGCCGTATCTCCTGCCTTGACGGCTGGAACTAAGCCTGCCGCCGCTAAGGATGAAGTTGCTAAACTGGCTAAGGATCTTGGGATGACAAAGGCTGGCCTGATTGAGGCTGCAACTCGTAATGGTCAAACTCCTCAGGAATATGCCGCGATTATGGCAAGTATGATCGCCGCTAGAGCCAAGGGCAAGACGACTGAAACCGAGGCTGCTCCTACCGATGAAGTTAAGACTTGGGGTGACGCTGCATTTATTACTGGCGAAGAGGAGCAACGCGCCAGATACAGAGGCGAGCGACTTGCAGGGATGACCCCTGCTGAGTATGTAGAAAACTGGAAGGCCACTCAGGCTGCAAATGCCGCGCCAGAGCCTGCCAAGGACGAGATTGATGCAATGGCCGCCGAGGCTGGTATGTCGAGGGAGGAACTGCTTGAGGCTGCCCGGATTTCCGGTGTAACTCCGCAAGAGCATATCAATAACCTTCGCGCCGTTGCCAAGGCTGCGGCCGCCAAGAGTCCTGCTGCCGCTCCGACTCCTGAGCCTGAGCCTGAGCCTTTGATGCGTGAGGCATCTCCTGATGCCAAGAAAGCCCGTGAGATCAACAGGCTGACTGATGAGCAGATGCTTCTAAACCAGTACCTTATGGGACTGGATAAGAATAGGGTTGAAAACCCGAATCTTATGCCAGTTGTTGAGGCTATCGGTGGACTTCTTGGCCTGACGCACGGGGTTACAGATGAAGATGGCAATATCATTGTAGACGAAAAGGATGCAGGCAAGGTTCGTGCAAGGTTTGCCGCTAACGCCAAGCGTCTAGTCGAACTCCGTGGTAAAGGTGAAGCCGAACCCGCCGTGTCTCCTGCCCTGACGGCCGGAACGGCTGGTACTCCTGCCGCCGCGCCTGCTGCTCAAGCCACTGCCGAACAGCCTGCCGTTCAGGCTCAACAGGAACAGCGCACGACAGCCGCTGGCACTCCCATCCCTGAGACCTTCGATGTCGCTGCCGAGTCTGTCGCCGTCAAGGAACGACTGGATAAGGTCAACGAGGAGCGTGAGACTGTCCGTACTAAGTACTCTACTGAACGCACAAAGAACGCTGCGACACTAGCCCGCCAGCGCCAGCAGGCTCTTGCGCTCGGAGTCGTGGCTCCTCAGAAGGCTTCCGCTATTACATCCTATCTGGAGAACAGCGTCAAGTTCCAGAACGAGGCCGAAGCCCGGGAACTGAAGGCTCTGGACGACAAGGAGGCCGCCATCACCCGCGACTTCGCCAACTATCAGGCTGCCGCTAATGCTAAAGACAAGGAGCGTACAGCAGCCCGTCTTGAACGCAAGGAGACCGCCGAAGCCGAAGCCGCCTCTCAGAAACTCAAGCAGGTTCTTTCTGACCGAAGGAAGAAGCAACTTCAGGAATACCCGACTTATGGCGTTTGGACGCACCTTGGCGCTCGTATGGGCAAGAACAAGGAAACCGGAGAAGACCTTGATCCGTCCGACTTTGGCATCGCTCCTCTTACAGACCAGCAGCGGACATCCGTAAATGAGTCTGTTGAAGGCTGGAACAAGTCTACCGACTTCCTTATTAACCTTGACAACACGCTGAAGACACGGGTCAAGCAGGGTGCAGGATGGAGGCAGTCGTTCCGTCTTACGGCAACAAATATGAAGAACTACTACGAGGCCGAGTTGGCTAGCGTGTTCGGTGTTGCTACGCTGCGCCGTGCCATCGTCTCCGGTGGTAACTTCTCTGACGCTGACCGAGAGTTCGTCAAGTCTGCCATTACATATCTTAACACGGCTGCCACCCTTACCGATGTCTCTGCCGAAGACCTTCAGGCTTCTTTGAACGCCCTGTCTGTCTTTGTCAACGGCCTCTATGAGCGCACCCTTGAGACTAACCAGATGGGCTTCAATCCTGAGGCAGCCAAGGCTCAGGCTGACAAACTTGAGAAGTTCGGATTGAACTCTCAGGCTGCACTTATCCGTAAGGGTGTTGATCGCGCTGAACTGTTCTACCGCCGATTCGGCATCAAGCCTCCGGGTGGCAATTCGCCGTCTGTCAGTCAGGGTGAACTCAAGAAAGCATTCGACATTCTATATCCCAAGATGAAGGCTAAGGGTCTTCTTCCTGATGGTATGAAAGCCAACTAAGTAATGGAATCTCCCACCACGCTCAAAGCCCAGTCTGACGAAGGGGCTTACCCGATTGAACCCTTCGCTTACAAACTAGCGGACGGGACTCCGGCGGGGGCTATGTACTCCGATGCCCAGTACCAGCCCGGTACTCCGGAGTATACGCTGCGTAGCAACGAGCAGTACAAGGCGGCCAACCAGAGCCTGTTTAGGGCTTTTGAGCGTAGTGATGTTACTCAGGAGGCCATTGGCGCTGGAGCGCAGCCTAGTCCTGACAGCCTAGCCCTGTACGACTTTTCCCGAAATATCAAGGGCGGCCTGCCGCAAGGTGCTAACAGCAATCAGGACGCTGCGTGGTATGTCCTGAACACCCTGCGCCCGCAGGTTCGTCACGATGCCAAGTATGTCTACGGCAAGATTGCCCCTGTCATCAAGGCCAAGATGGACGAGGCCGAGAAAGCAGGGGACACCTTTTATCCTGCCGACCTAAGCAATGAACAGATCCTCGGCATTGCCAAGCAGGCCGGGGTAGACCCTTGGGTCGTTGCCCGAATGGTCGCCGAAGAGGGCGAACTGACCGCCCGCAAGGCCACCAATACCTACACGATGGGCATCCTGCGCCCGATGGTCGATATGCTGGATGTCAACTCACAGTACGGCCAGCAGGTCTTCAATAATCCTGTTAAGGAACTTTCCGGGCTTACTGGTGATGCCCGCCGTAAAGCCTTTCTTTCTGCCGTTCGATGGAAAGAGTACCACGGAGAATCTTTCCTTGGTAGTCTTGCCGAGGGCGTAGTTAATCTCGCCGTTGAGGGCGGTTATGCTGTTGGAGGCTTTGTTGAAGGCGGCATCGGGACAATGGTAGCCATCGGCAGTGAAGGGGAGGTGATGATGGAGAACGGACGAACTGTCCTTTCCGACATCTGGCTTCAGAAGCCAAAGGAGTATCAGGACGAGGCAAACTCTGTCCTTCAGCGCGCCCACGAACTTGCCAAGGAGTACGGCAAAGAAATGGCCGAGGCTGCTAATGCCGATGAAGACGGCGCTGCCTTTGCAGCAACCCTTAACGGCCGATTTGGTCAGTACGCCAACCCGGACGATATCGCTACATTCCAGCGTCTATCTGAACTCAAGGCCGAAGGCGCTTTCCGTCCCCAGATGTCTTGGGAGCGACTTGCTAACTTCGGTGAGGGTGTGATGAACGCCGCTCCGAATATGGTCAAGTTGTTCAACCAGTCCCTCGATCCTACCTCTGCGATGTTCAAGACAGAGGCTATGTTCAAGGGTATGGCTGGTCACCCGGGCAAGGCGTATGTTGACTACATCAGGGGTTCAACTGCCTACCAGCAGATGGAGGCGGCCAAACTGGACGAAAACATCGACCTTTGGATTGAGAACTCCCGTGACGCTCAGGGTGACGGCGAGTCTATCACTGGCTTCTTCTATCGCAAGGCCGCCGAAACATCCGAGGCTATCTCACCCGGACAGCCTTCTATCTTCCGTGAAGGCCAGCGGGCCGCTGGAAGCATTATGCAGGAAAAGGAACTCATTCAGGCTGGCGCTCTTGCCGACCCTGTGATGACTGTCCTTGGCGGCCTAAAACTTCTCGGTGTAGGAGCCAAGGCTGCCGCCGCCAAGAAGACGCTTGATGGGATCCGTGCCGGACTTCAGGAGGTCACGGCCGAGGCTTCTGCCCTCCGTGCCAGCGCCAACACCACAAGCAAGGTGTTCGATGCTGCCATTGCCGACCTCCGTGTCAAACTTGAGGCCGCCCTTCCGGGCGCTAAGTTCACGGATGACGACATCATCGGTCTGGCTATCGGTGACCGCAAGTCCATCATCGGACAGTCTCCTGCCGCTCAGGTAGTCCGCAAGGAAATCGGCCAGACCATTGCCAAGAACAAAGGTCTTTCCAAGCGTGTCAACGAACTTACTGGCAAGTTGGACGAACTTCCGGACGATGTCGCTGGCATCGAGAAACTCCGCGCTCGTCCTGTCGGAGGCTCTGTCATTAAGGGTGGAGGCTATCTTGCTCAGGGTGCTTCTGCTCCGTTCAATGCTATTGCTAATTTGCTAGATGTTGAGCGATCCACGGCAAAAGGGTACACTGTCCGCAGATGGCTCGGAACGGCATCTCGCAAAATCCTTAGTGTGCCTTTTGCTGGTAGCGTTGCTGGTGGCGCTTTGGTTGCCGCTCAAATCGCAACAGGGGAGTTCGCTACCGCTGCGATGATTGCTGCTGGTTCTGCTATGGGTTCATCCAGCATAGGCTTCCTGCTTCGCCCGGAAACTCTTCGCCTCATCGGAGGCAAACTCGCTCAGACCGCACGAATCAACAAAGCCATCGGCGCTAACATCGCCAAGGGTCAGCAGTATGGCGAATCCACATTCCTCCGCAGTGCCATCGATATGGAAGAGGAAGCCCGTAAACTTTTCAGCAGCGTACCGATGATGAAGGGTGTCGTGCGTACAGCCGAGCAGGAGGCCGCCCTTGCGAAAGCCGCTATGCTTTCCGATGACGCTCAAATCCTTCGCCGTATGCATCGGTCTGGCCTAGAAGACGCGATGATGAACGCTACCCGTGTCGTCTGGGAAGATGGCCTTATCGCGGGTGGCACTGGTGCTTTGATTGCTGGTCTTAACGATAGTGACGCTTACGGCGCTGGCGCTGGTATGGGCATCGGTTTCTCCGGTACTTTCCGGGCTATGAACCGCCTGCACCAAGTCACCCCCAATGGTGCTGACCCTGTTCACGCCCGTGTCATCCTAGGGGATGTAGTTACTATTGCACAGAAAATAAAGGATCCAGCCCAGCGAGCAAATATGCTTGCTTTCCTTGGTGACTCCGGTGCTGACTCGGCCGGATACATTCGCCGCGCTGGCATCGTCCGTGACCTGTATATGTCCACCCGTGGACAGGTGAAGTTCGTCCGAGGCACTGAGTTTGAGGCCGCCACAATCCTGACAGGTTCTCCTGAAGTCGAGGCCAATATGATTATGTCCGAGGCCGCCGCCCTTCACCCCGGAGATCCTGTTAAGGCTGCCGATTACGCGAAACAGCGCAAGGCTCAGTTGGACAAGTCTCGCGAAGCCAAGGACAGGGCTACGCACCTAAAAGTTAAGGTTGAGGAGAATCAGGTAAACATTGATAACCTGAACCGCTCGATGAAGGCTGTTGATGCCGAAATCGCCAAGCAGCAGGCCATCGTTGATGACGAGAAAGTCAACTGGACTGACATCAAGAAGGCTGACGCGAACAAGATTAAACTAGACCGACTGCTCCAGCAGAAGTCCGAGTTGCAGGCCAGCCTTGAGGTAGCCGGACAACAAAACACTGTCCTTACCGGGGACTACAATGCGGCCCTCGGCGAGTCAAAGGTCGAGATTCCTTTCCGTCCGTATGAGTCCCGTGCTATGCCAGACGGCTCCACGGCTCGCTCCGTTGCCAACGGCTTCTACATCGTAGACGGCCCTCAGGGAAAGAGCGTCTACCTAAACATCGACAACATCGACAACATCGGTGCTGTCTCCGAGGGTATGCACGCCCTTCTGGCCGACTCGGCCGCCGAGAGCCTGATGCCTGATATGGTCAAGATGCTCCTTGAGCCGACTGGCGACTCTTCTGGTCGTGCCGTCCCGAAGGAAATCACCAACGCCATCCTTGAGGCTTACGGAGACTCCCTTACACCTGCCCAGCGAGCCAAGTTTATGGCCGAGGGTAAGAACGGAATCGACCTGTACGAAAAGTCTGGCGGCAAGGATATCTCTGGTGTCATTGATCCTCTCCGCGAAGCGATGACTTGGATGCTGGCCGCCGTTGACCTTGCCAAGCGTCCGGGCTATCGCCCCGGCCTCGCTACCCCTCCCGGCCGTGCCGCATCTGCCACGACAAACTGGAGCGCCATCAAGAAGACCCTGTTCGGTGATCGAACCATCGCCGACAATGTGGATACGGCTCTCAAGAATATGTTCGACCCAGTCTACGGGTCGTTCACCCGCAAGAACGCAGCCCACATCCTGACTCAACTTGAGGCTTCTGGTATGCGTTTCGTGGAGTCCGGTGACGGAACCCTGCGCGGCTACTTCCTGAACGAGAACAACGAGATTGTACGCTCTGCCGTTCTAGATGCTTTCTACGACAGGCTCATCGATGTGACTGGCGGCAAGGGTTCGATGAAAGTCCGACCCATCAACCTGTACGACCCGATGATCCCTGTCGAGCAGCGTATCGACTTCATCAAGCGGAACGGGATGGACTGGGTGCTGGACGAGCGTGGCAATATTATGTCGCCCGAGCAGATCGGCGCTAAGTCTGACGGCTTCGTCCGTTCGATGGAGGACAGCCTCAATGCCATTCCTGAGGCCGAGCGTGGGATGCAGGTCTACACTGATGCTGACGGCAATGTCATCCGCACGGGTATCCCGTCTCAGGTCGAGATTGCGGCTATCGCCAACAACCCGAATGTGCCGCAGTCCGTAAAGGACAACTTCATCACTATCCTGAAGACAATCGGGTCTGGTGAATCCAAGGCCGTCCTGACGGCTGAGTACAGCAATGTGTTCTCGGTCAATGTCGAGGCTATGACGGCTCACCGCCTCCGCATCGGCAAGGATATCGCTGGTAAGAGCGAGACTCGCCATATCGTTCCTCTGGCCTTCACGATGGGCGAAGCGCCTATCTACGATGCCAAGGGCAATAAGGTTAAGGTCAAAGACCCGGTGACAGGCCAGATGGTAAACGCCAAGCAGCGTGTCGTCCGTGTCCACGGCTTCGACACTCAGGCGTTCCAGCGTTCCGTAAACCAGTCCTTCAGCGGCGGCCTTTATACGCTCGATGAGGCTGGCAAGCGCACCTTCCTGAAAGATCCGGCTGGCAAGGAATACACGGCCACTTACCTCCGAAGCCTGTTCGGTACGGATGCTGAATTCCATAATGCGGCAGCCTTGTGGATGAACCACTACTACAAGAACGGCCCGCTAGACCCTACTGCCAATATCCCGATGAAGGACGGCGCTCCCCGTGATGTCAATCCGGTGTCCGCTGAAGTCCTTGACCCGCAGAACCCTGTCCGTGGTGCTGCGATGCGTGATGCCCTGCGTATCATCTACCAGTTGGAGTCAGGCAAGAAGCGACTTGGCTGGGTTGAGCAGAACCGACAGACCAACACGGCCAATGGTTTTGCCATCCGTGGCACTAACTTCCCGCTGTCCGACTTCCGTCTCGACCAGTTCGGCCCGCTCAAGCCTAACGGCCAGTCTCAGTTCATCGATCAGCGCGGCGTGACTAGCGGCCAGTTCGTGATGTCTGTCAAGGGCTGGGACATCCAGAAGGTTCCGCTTATCAAGGGTATCCCGGCGATGACCATCAGGACTGTCTTTGACCTAGGAGGCGGCAAGTACCAGAACGGCCTTGATGTCGGAGTCACTGAAGTCCGCGTCCACCCGTCCCTGTCTGAGGTCAAGATCTTCACGGGCAAGACATCCACCGGGGAGAAGGTCATCTCGTACACGCTCGGTGACGGCAAGATCGTCCAGAGCAACAGCCTTGAGATGCGGGATGTAATTTCGGAAATCCGCAAAAAGACCGCCTCCCGTGAGGACGCTGCCTATGTCGATTCCATCCTGAACCAGTGGCGCTATGAGCGCGACAAGCCGCTCCCGGGTACTCAGGCTCAGGCTCCGAAGCCTCAGTCTAACTTCTTCCTGAGCCAGAAGGTTGCGGACATCAATGACTTCAACGGAATCATTAAGGGTCTGTATCAGGAGCAGGGAGGCAAGGTTCCTCCTTCTGTCGCTAAGTTCATTGCCGATGAGGCTATGGACATCATCGCCAATGGTGCTAATCCGGGCCAAGTTGTTGATAGCCTCATCAAGCGAGCGGAAGACCAGAAACGACTTGGCGGCGTAAGCGCCGACAGAATGCGTCCTATCATCGACCATCTCAAGGAACTAAGCACGACCATCTTCAAGGCCGAAAGCAAGCAGACCATCGCATACGAGATTCCGAACAATACTATGCGTACTGAGACAATCGCCAACTTGTTCCAGTTCTCAAAGTTCGGAAGAAGCGCGAGTGCGGAATTTGCTGCCTATGCATTTAACAAGGAGCATCCTCAGGATACATTCAAGAACAACAGGGAGTACCTTGAAGCCTTCCGTAAGCATATGGAGGCAAAGGGTGAAGCGATTGGCGGTCTTGAAGGAGAAGATTTCAGGGTGGCTCAGAAGGAGTGGAAGGAAACGATGGAGGTTCTTGATCGTTCTGAACTGAACCTCAAGAAGGAAGCCCCGCAACTCTGGGAGGAAGCGCCTGCTGCTGAAGCCACACCGACCACTGCTCCTGAAATCATTGCCGCCGAGGCCGAGGCTGCTGCTCAGGGTCGAGATGTAACCCCTCGCGCGGGAGAAGCCCCCGAGGCTCCGTATATGACACCAGAGGAGATTGCTGCCACCAAGGAGTTCCGTGTCGGCCCTGACGGCAAGATCACTCGCATCACTGAGCCGGAGCGAACCGAGGCCGAGCGTTGGAGGCTTCGCTACAAGGCAATCCTTGAGAAGCGCAAGGCCGAGGCCCGCGACAAACAGCAGACCCTGAATGAGAACGAGAAGAAGCGCCGTGCTATGGTCAACCAAGTCCGCGAGAAGGCAGCAGCGGAGATTGAGGCCATCGAGCAGCGCGCTGCGTACTGGCGTAGCGAAGCCCAGAAGAAAGCCAAGGCTGATGCCAAGGCTGCCCGTGAAGCCCAGATTGAGGCCGACAAACTTCAGGCTCAGGCCGATGCCCGCCGTATTGCCTTTGAGCGCGCTTATGAGACGGCTCGCGGTGTGGCCGATGTTAAGGGAAGCGAGACCAACAGGCTTATTGATTTGGCCCTGTCTTCTAATCAGCCGCTCATCGCTCCCGGCCTTATCCTCGTAGACCCGGGTCGCCTGACAGTGCAGCCGTTCCGTATGGCTGTCGCCACGGACACAGCGGTAACCCCCTCGGCCACGACCCGTACAGGTATCCTGTACCTCCGTAATGTGGCTGGCTTTGAATCCAATACGCTGGCCTTCCAGCAGGCGTTCGCCAACTACCTGTTCGCCGACAACATCGGCCGTGGTAAGGCTATCGCCGGGGAAGCCTTCCGAGGCCCGATGGCTGCCCAGCAGGGCATCAATCTGATCAACAGTCGTATGTGGGTGGCTGAGAAGTCCGGCGGCCGTCTGCTCCGCGAGTACAAGAATGCCAACTCTGCTGCTGGCAAGGACATCGTCACCTACAAGGTGTACGGCGCTAACGGGATGCTCATCAAGCAGACCAACGATGCGGCCGATGCTATCGAGGCGATGGAGAATCTTGAGCGCCGATTCCTGAACACCGCCGGAGTCGGGGTGCTGAAGGTCAGCCCGCTTGAGGCTGCTCAGAACTATCTCGATGCCGAGACGACCAAGCCTGCCACAGGCCGTCCTAAGGCCAATGTCTATCGCTCCGAGCAGGACATTATGCAGATCCAGAACTTGGAACGCTACCGAGGAGTTATGCCTTCCCGATGAAATACATCTTTGTTGGCCTCTGGCTTGCCCTTGCAGGCTGTTCTACGAAGGAAGAGCCTAAGGCTCCTCCCGTGGCCGTACCCACCCCTGATAGCCTCGGTACGCTGGGTAACAATATCGACAAGGGAGACTCCAAAGTCGCCTCTGCCGTTACTGTTATGATTGAGAACAGTAATAAGCCTCCCGTGGTTCAGTCCGAGGGCAGGGTGGCGCTGGCTCATCTCCCCAAGCCTGAGGAGCCAGATCTCAAGGCCGCCCGGGACAGGGCTGCCGCCGCAGACCCCAAGGCATATGAGGCCGAGGTAGCCAAGGCCAAGGCTTGGCTCAAGGGCGTGGAGAAGGAATGGAACGAGGCCGTAGCCCAGTCCAAGAAGAACGCCGATGAACTTGTCCAAGCCCGCAAGGATCTGGACGCTTCCAAGAAGGAGGCGGCAGCCCTCAAGGCTGAGATCAAGAAGGTCAAGGACGAGTCTGACAAGAGCCTCTGGACTATGGCCGGGGTCGGCCTGTTCGTGGTCGGGGTTCTGACCGGGGCTATCTTCGGCTGGCGCGTGGGCGGCTCGATCTTGGCCTGCGCTCCGCTGGCCGCAGCCGTCCCGGTCATCCTCTCGTCCGAGTACTTCGCTTGGATCGTTGGTGTCACCCTAGGAATCGCCGCCTGCCTCTTGCTTTGGCGGCTTTTTGATTTCATCAAGGACAAGAACAATGAGCAGTCCAAGTGACCCCATCGACTATAACCAGATGGCTAAGGACGGAGTGATCTCCAGCGCCCTTGGTTCGTCTGCCGCCGTTGCCCGGGCGCTGCTGTCCCCTGAGCCTGTTGGCTTCCTGTGGATGATCCGCTCGGCCTTCTCTGCCGCCGTGGTCGCCGTAGTGGTGGGTCTGGCTATCACCGACTATGTGTCCTCCTACACCCTTCGGCTGGCCGTAGCCGGACTCGCAGGCTTCGCAGCCCCGGAGGTGACGGACTTCGCCCTCTCGTACCTAGACAAGCAGTTCAAGAAGAAACTCAACGAAGTGAAGCCCAATGGAAAAGCCAAGTCCAAGAAGCGCCGCTGAGAACAATCTGGTGATTGCCGTTTGGTTCATCCTCGGCATCTCAGGTGGTTGCGCCCTGTACACATCCTATGTGATCCAGACCACGCTTGCCACCCTGTCTAGTTCTCAGGCGATGGCGCTCATCATCGTGGACGCTGGGACGAACTTCGTATCGGATGACGGCAAACTCGGGGACAAGTTGAGCGAGGCCACGATTGCCCTCATCAATACCTGTGATGTTGCCTATGCTGTTGCCATAGGCTGCCTAGGCATCGCCGGGGCTTTGCTGTGGAAGACCTTTAAGAACAGACTGTGAACTTAACGGCCGCTTGACTGGAGGCGGCCTTGCGGTGACAGTGAGTCATTCGCGGTGCGCTGGTCGGTAGCCGTTGTGCGTGGCTCTAGGAAGGCTCCTGCGATATGACCCCCGTAGCCGACCTATCGGGCGGTCAGCCCTTCAGGACTTACGGATCTCGCGCAAGAAGGATTCGTCAATCTTATAGAAGTTCATCATCCGAATCTTACCATCCTGAACGCGCTTGAGTTTTACCGCCTTCACCTTGGTCGTCTTGATTAGGTCGTGAAGCATAACCCCCCATACCCTGCGACTGCATCCTAGCATCACGCACCAATCTTTGATGCTCTTGTATCCGGCAGGGATTGGCTGCTCTTTCTCGTTGCGCCTTAGGTATTCAAGAATCTTGTTTGCTAGGTTTTTCTTTTTCATTGGCGTAGTTAGGAATAAAGTATTGGCACTGGCCGTTGCTCTTCATCTGGGGCGTGAGCCAAGACTGGAGCAGGTCATCGGCCTTGATAGTGTAACGCAGGCAGTTGTCCCGGTTGACGCAAAGGACATTGCGGATCCAGCCATCGCATTTGGAAATATCAGTCATTTTATCAGTCTCCACTTGTTCCAAGGTTTGGCAAGCAATTCGTTCCAGCGATCCCGGTCAGCCTTGGTGGCCTTCTCGACTCGCTGTACTTCCTCCCAAGTCAGCCCCTTCTTCACGAACCGGGTGTTCTTGCAGGACATACCGACTTGCTTGGGGTGCTTCACGACTGCCTTCCCTCCAAGAAGTCGCATCGGTTCTGGAGTTGCTCGACCTGTGCTTGCAGTTCCTCGTTCGGGATGATGGTGCGGGTGGTGAAGGCCGTCAGCCGCTCGACCTCGGCCTTGAGCGTGGAGTTCTCGTTGCTCAGGTCGCGGACTTGATTGCCGAGGGACAGGACATTTCGATTGAGGTTCTCGAAATGGTAGTAGTCGATTTCGATCTTCATCAGGCCGGGTAGTACCAGCCCTTGCCGAAGCGGTGGGCTTGCTTGCCGATGTAGTTATCACCTTCCACTCGATACCACATAAACCCGTTCTGCCACCGAAGGGTAGAACTGTGCCTCATCGCGTATTCAGCGGAATCGATACGCATAGCACAGCCGCACAGCCAAGACGCGCCGCCCTCAAAGGACTCGTTGTTCAACTGCTCTAGGCGATGCAGGTGACCCATCGTAAAGCCGCCGCCCGGAGATCCGAATGCACGGGCATCCTTTAGCAGGGCGTTCATCCCGTGGGAGAAGCCGTGGATGAATGTCAGGGGGCCGATGACAATACGGCCGTGCTTGACGCTGTAGGGCTTGATGACCTTGCAGCCAACCTTGCGGAGCGTCCGCATAATGCGGTCTTGAATCTCCTGCATATCTTCGCGGGTCTTGATGGAGTCCGTACTATGGATGATCTGCCGGATGCGGTCATCGTGGTTGCCCATAAGGAAGTGGGTAGGCTTGTACCGCTCTAGCCACTTGATGCCAGCCTCTAGGTCTTCCTTGACCCCTTCACGGGCTTCCGTGGAGTCCTTGTCAACGCCACGCCTCGCCCAGCGGAAGTCCCAGTTATCTCCTAGATGTACCCTGTACTTTGGGCGCACCCGTTCAACGAAGGCCATAATCCCATCGAGGGTATTCTCGCAGGCTAGGTCGCCGTGGTTGTCGCCCATAGCGACAATCTCATATGGGGTACTCATCGTTTTCTGCGTTCGGATCGTTCAGGGGTGGGCAGGTTGTACCGCTCACAGTAGTAGTAAATGCCACGCCTGCAAACATTGAGGCGGCGACAGGCTGCGCTCAGGCCGATCTTCAGGGCGAGTTCGTAGGCCACGCGCTGCTTCAGACCTCGGGGTACATTCTGAGTATACGACCCGGACTCGATAATCTCCTTAGCCTTAGCATCCAGTTCCCACGGCTTGTGGACTACTGGGATGTTGTTGGCCTTGGCGTAATCAAGGATCTTCTTAGTGGAGACCCCCCAAGACTGGGCGGCAGCCGGGATCGAGCAAGCCGTCTTCACGATCATCGTGCAGGCGTTCTCTACCTTGCTGCGAGTATTTCGTTTGCTGAAATCGACATTGGAATCGTGCTGCACCCCGGGAGGCTGCATAGATGCCATCAGCGCCCGGACTCGCTCAGGGTCTAGGATCTTATTTGCCTTGATCATCTTCGTACTTCTTGAGGCGAGCCTTGAGGTCATCGTTCTCCACTTGGAGGCAGCCAATGATGTCGGTGGCATCGTTCAACTTGGACTTGAGCGTCTCGATCTGGTGGGCGACTTCGGACAGGAAGTCTTCAATAGTCTTGGCGCTAGTCATCGCTTCATCAGGCCGAGGCCGTAGTTGAGGATTTCGAGTACCTCCTCATCGGAGATCTCCACCACCTGAGTGATGATGGAAACCTCAAACGAGTTGTTAGTTCCGGTGACCTCATCAAGGAGGATGGGTTCCTCCTGAGGGTCATAGGTGTTGTGCGTGTCCTTCATAGGATTAGAACGGAACTTCGTCGATGATGTCGTCGATGGACTGCGGCTCGGACTTAGGAGCAGAGCCAGAGGTGGCGGCGGCGTACATCTCTTCGGCGCGCTTCTTGAGGGCGATGTCCTTAGGCGAGATTGAACCCTTGAATTCCTTCGGGGTGTAGACCTTAGCCCAGTAGTACAGGTCGCCGCACTTCACGCCCTTGTCGCCCTTGAGCGGCAGGCTGGAGAGGGGCTGACCCTTGCGGTCACCGAAGGGAACAATGGGGTCGTTGCCGGAGGAGGCAGCGGCCGGAGCGGCGGCAGCCGGACGAGAGACGGGAGCGGGAGCGGCCTCGACCTGATACTCTTCGCTGGCGTGGTACTCGGCGTTGCTGATGACATTCTGGACGGAGGCAGCACCGCCGCCAGCCCAACCCGGGAGTTGCGGAGGGTTCCAGCGGAAACGAGTGCCGCTCTTGGTCTTGCCGTCATACTTGCCCTTGGGGTCGATGACAGCCCAAGCCTCGGGCAGATCGTAGAGGTAGCGGCCGATGCCGAGATTGACCACGGCGCGCTTCATAGCACCGGAGGCAGCGGACTTGAACGGGTCGATGTCGCCGTTGGCTTCCACGCAGCAGGAGCCAGTGACGGAGCGATAGGGGAACAGGGCCACGCCTTCGTTGCGGGACTCGATAGTGATCGTCACAGTGCAGACGGCTTGGCCGCCGATCTGCTTGAACTCTTCGCTGTGCGACCAGTTCATTCCGTAGACCTCATCGAGGCGTTCCATCGCGGCGCGGTTGTCGATGTAGGCGAGGCATCGCGCCCAGATCGAGCCGTCCGACTTTTCGCCGCAGGAACCGACACGCCACTCGATGCGGTCAGCAGCGAAAGGAGCGCGGAGTTTGTTCATTACTTCTTCTGGATTACTCATTGGTATCAGTGTTGTTGGTGGTGGGAGAGAGGCTGTTATGCTGGTAGGATTGCCAGATGTCAAAGGATGATTCGTGGTTTCGCCACGCCGAGTTGAATGCGTCAAGCACATCCGGGTCGAGGTCTCGGCCGTGCGTCTCGTTGAACTGGCGCAGCGAGTGGAAGACCTTGGCGAGTTTGTCGGCGAGATAGATCACCTGCTCATTGGAGGTGTTGATCTCTCCGTCTAGACGGGTCGCCTCTTCTTGGGCGATTCGGAGGATGGACTGGATGCTACGGGTACTCATCGGGAAAGGATGACCTTGGCTCGGGTGAGGATCGCCCTGCGGAAACCCCAAGTCTGGTTGATGTCGAAGCCGTGCTGGGCTGCTCCGTAGTAACCCATATTGTAGGCCATATAGAGTTTGAACTCGGTGGGCTTGACGCGGTTCTTGAGCATACGCTCTTCGTGCATCTTGAGGATCAGCGTGGCCGCACGATGCGCCATCTCAAAGTCGTGAGCGTGTCCTTTCCAGTCGAGGGGCAGGGTGTATTCGTGAGGCCCGGAGTTGATGGTGCTGTAGGCTACAGCATCGGCCCAAGCCCGGCGACTGATCTGGAACGCGCCGAGACTTTCGCCGTCATCGCCGACAGCGTCCGGCTTGAGATTGGATTCGATGATTCCGACCTTATGGACGAACTCTTCGGTGACGATGGACT